GCAAAGTCGCCGCATCTGCTGTCAAAGGCTTTCTGGCAACAATATCAAGATCATTCAAAATTGCATCAGATACTTCTGTGGCTATTCTTGCTTTATTCCATTGACCGTTTTTCCTGGCTATTCTAGCGGTTTCCAGCAACTTGGATCTCAACCCTTGCATTTCTTTCAGTGTAGTAATTTCGAGTTCTTCATCAATAATGATAGGATTTTTTCTAAGAGGTGAAGGAATATCCACTCTTTGCGCCCTGGATAAATCATCGTACAAAGCACCAAAAGTCATGCGAGTATTTTCCATGCCTACTTCTAAATCTTTAGGAACCATTGCCCATAACTCATCAACATTGGCCTTTTCAGCACGCATAGCATTATCCAACTCTGTTCTTACAATCTGTGATTCAGCACCACGTCTTTGAGCAATCGGTAAGGATTCTAACTTTTGAGCCGCTTTTTCTGCCGCATCCAATACTCTTTTATCCATGCTTAATTCAATAGCTGCAATACGTTTTTGTGTAATTTCCTTCAAAAGCTCTGGAGCATGATACCCCAGTTTTCTCATTTCACCTTCTAATGTTTTTATTGAATTGGTAATTTCACGAATAGTTTTAGCATCAGTTACAGGGTCTTGCCCGACAAGGCTTTTGTATAATGCAATGAGTCTTTTTTCACCAGAAACGACTGCCGGAGGAAGATCACTCAATGTTTCTTCTGAAATAATCCTTGCTGTTTCAAGGGGTTCCGCAACTTGTCCTTTTAAATACTCCCCGGCCCTATACATGGCCCCTCGTTCCGTGAAAGGTAAAGACATTTTTTTTAAAAGTCTTTTGCCGTTCTTTATTGCCAACATGGTAGGAGTATGAAGAACAGCTGATGGCAATAAACTGCCTGTTAAACCACCGGCAAGTTCAGCAGCACTTCTGGCCGCAGGATTATCAGGAAATTGATTTTCAGCGATATTTCTTCCTACTCCTATGCCAATCCCGCCTGTCAATTCACTACTAAGTGATATGTAAGGATGTTTTGATATTGAACGAACAATATTTTTTCCGATTTCACCAGCCAAACCAACACTTTTACTAATTGTTTTTGCAGCATATCCACTTGGTAACAGAAAAGAACTGACCTCACCTATCCCTGTTCCAACATACTCAGATAGTGTTTGTGGTTGTCTTCCTTCTTCTGGTACTGGTGCGCCAATAGCGGCAAACCCTTTTCTTAAATATTCACTTGGTTTCCCAGCAATGTCTATCCCGGGGATAAAACTCAGTCCTTCTGCTATTCCCTCTGGAACAAACCTGGCAAGATCAAAAATAGACTTATTGACAAACGGCATTATTCCCATATTTTCAGGTGTTTCTTCCATTGGCATTTTGCTTAGTCGGTCTGCAAGATCTGCTAAGCGTTTAGCGTCTTCAGCATTTCCTGCCGCGTCAGCGTTTTTTAATGCTTCAAGAACTTGTTGCAGTTTGTCGCTCATTATTCAGTCCGCCATTTATCGATTAGTGCACGATCTTCATCTGATAACGTCGGTGTTGGTCTTCGAGGTGTTATTTCCTCACCACCGATTAACGAAAGAAGTCTATCAATCTCTGTGTTTGCAGCTCTTAGCTTACTAACTTCCTCATTTGTTGTTGCCGTTGAAATAGCTTCATTGTTAAACCTTCTCTCCTCCAATAATGTTGACCTTAAAGTTCTAAATTTTTTTGCTTCTGTCCTTGGGTTTGTAAACATTCTATCAGGATCAGGCAATAAATCTTTGAGCCTTTTGTCTATCCAGACAGAAGGTCTGGCTCCCCGCCTAAGTGCATCTCTAGCCAGGGTATTCAATAATCTCAATGCTTGCCTGTTTTCTTGAGTGTCTTGGAAAAATCCTTCTTTTCCGAATAAAAGATCTGCACCCAACCCGCCCAATAACCTGTCTACAGAGGCTTTCAACATGGCATAAGGGCCGGTTCCAGATCTTGCGGCTTCTTCCATTTGGGCACTTGTTCTTTGCGCGACTTCTTCTGTCAGTTCTGCTTCTGCTGCACGTTGTGCTTCCATCATTGACAAATCTTCGCCTGTCAACCTGACATCTATTCTGGAGGCATTTGGAGGCATAGGCACTTCTTCGCCTGTATCGGACACATATGTTCTGCCACCTGTAAAACTTCGTACCCTTGTTTTATCTGGCAATAACCATGTTTCGGCTGCTGGTGGTCTTTTACCCCAATCGGCAGGTTTTTCTCGTTGCCAACCAATATCAGCCCCAAGAAGTCTTTCCGCCTCTCCTTGTGTTACATCTCTTTCGACTCCTTCTTCTGGATGATATAACATTATTTTCTTTTTGGCTTCACGCTCTTCTGGGGTTTCTTTGTAGGGTTCTTCCAATTGTGCTTTTAATTTTGATAACGCCTCTCTGTTTTCCTGTTCAAGGTTTTCTAATGCAATTCTATTTTTTTGTTTTTCTTTTTCACTTTTAGAGGAAAAATAAGCCTTCACATATTCATCGGCATGCAGTTGCCTCATTTTCCATTCCTGAAAGTATTCATCGGGTTGATCTTGAAACTCAGACGGGGGAGGCAAAAAGTCAGCATTAAACTTTTGCATGTAATCATAATAGTCCTTGTAATCGTCCTTATCCGTAACAGACTTTAAATGATTCATTGTGAGATCATAAAGCCTTTCCTGTCTTTTCATAGGCGCATCTGCAAGCTCTGATTCAGCCAATTTTTGACGTGTCTGCATATACTTGAGATTCATAGCCTGTTCCAAGCTTTTACCCAAACTTGGCATATAACCGCCTAATAAATCAGCCATTTTAAATTACTCCCATTTTTTTCATTATGGCAAGATCAAGAACATTTTGCCCCATCTGACCCGCCGTGCTTCCCCAGATATTGCCTTGCTGAAGGTATCCACTTGCGCGCGCCTGTCCACCAGCCATAATGTTTTGGGATATGGATTGCCCTGTTGATAGTGCTGTGCTGGCAGATTGACCGGCAGATACTTGGCCCATACCAGCAAGAGACATATATGGATTAAGAGACTGATAATATCGGCCCAAAAACTTATCATATTCGGTGCTTGCATAATCAGCAGCGTACCGGCTCAACGCCTTTAGCGTTCTTCCGGATCCTAATCGTCCACCAGCTGAGGCTTGAGCTAAAAGAGGTTTTTCGACAAATTCCTTGTACCCGAACTTGTATCCCGGTTGCTCTTCAGGCACAAACTCTCCTGGTCCAGCTTCTATCATCTCTTCGGCAGTGCCTAAAGCCCTTTCACCTGCTTCACGCCACGGAGCAACCGCCTCCATTGATTCCCGGAACATTCTATATTCATTTTCAATGGCTTTTTCTGCCGATTCTGCTCCAACATCAGCTGCTTTGCTTGCAGAACGTGAAGCCAAATAAGAACCTCCTGCACCAATAAGGGCAGATCCGATCAATCCTGCTGCTAACCATGCTATCATTTTAAAACCCCTTTACGTTATTGATACACCACTAATATGAACAGTTATCTGACTTGCCGTTTCTGCAATGGCACTTATTAAATCTCCTGGTTCCAAAACATGGCCGACCAATTCAGGAAAGGTGTAGGAATCTCTACTATCAATTATTTTCCGGTTTACCACCAGATTATCGTCACCAACAGCACCCCCAGACGGAACAATATGAAAACTTATATAACAAGCCGTTGTGGTGTCATTCGTTCCTGTAACAGCAAGTATTCTAACCCTGGTATTTGCTGGCGCCGTATAAAGTGTTGTATTAGCTGCCGCCGGTTGCCCTTCATATAATTTAATTAATGTCGCCATTAAATTAACCTCATGCTTTTAATTGCCCCATAAAAACAAACGATATTTTATCTGCCACGCTTGCTTGCACACGAATTGTTGACGTAGCCTTTATTCCAGGGATAATAACGATGTGAGCAAGATTGGCTAAAAGAGGCGTTCCATATCTTATCCAATCTTCTCCTGATGCCGCAACACCTGTTCCTGCATCCGTAACGGCAATATTGTATGTCCTGTCTGACGAATCTTGGTTACAAACATGGATGATACCCATTGCTTCGCCATTTGTGAGGGCATATAAATCTTGTTCATTAGTATTTGCCGGCCTAACAGCTGCCAATCTTTCATAAGATATATTCATAACGACATTATCAAAGAATTAAAATATGATTGAACTTTCATTTCCGAAAAATCGGGTTCCTTGTGTGTCTCATTCGCATAAATGATGTCTTCCAGTGCTTTTATTTTTTTGTCAGATCGTAATCCTACAGTCGCATCCGCAAAATACCATGTGCTTTCATGGCCCCCTTCAATTTCCGAAATAGTTGGTTCTACCACTTGGGCAAACCATCTAGCCCACACAGGAGAAAGTCTTGCATCAATCACTCCTGCGGCTTGTGTAATAATAACAATAGGTTCTTTTAATGGAACATTTATTATAGTCATTTTAATTTACCCCTGGCGTTATATCTATAATCGCCCCTGTTATAACGCGATTTACAGGGTCAGTTATTATCACCTCGGGAGTAAAAGACCTCATGACTCCTAAACGTCTTCTCACTGCTCTGCTTGAATATTCTCCTGTTTTCCCCATAGTCATCCATTTTTCGTTTGACCATGTTTGACCAAAATCCTTTGAATACTTCATCATCATTTGAGGATCAGACCCTTGCCCAGTTGCTATCCCAACTCCTGGCTCTATTTGAATTTCAAACTTGTTAATCGCAAATCTTTGTCTTCTGTTTTCAAAAGTCTGGCCTCTTCTTACCGCTGGCAATGTCTCATCATCATCTTTATAAATAGTGTGATCCAGTTCATATATTTTACCCAGCTCATAATCCCCGAATAAGTTTGTGTTCGCAAAAAAAGCCTGACAAATACCGCGCCATCTCCCATCAGGGGCATTGGGGTAGGATGATCTTTGATGCCACATATTTGTGGAAACATCGTAGCACCATGTCACTCCCTTACCGGAATTGGCAGAAGGAAATGTAATGATATAAAATGTTTTGCCTTCATGAACATATCCACAAGCAACTGCATTATCTATCGTGGAATAAGTGCTTATTTGATATCCTACTTGATGTGATGATATTATAGCAGGTGTATATCCAACCATACGCCGAACATTACCCCAGTTGTCCAACCAGAATAATGAATTGTCTAATATCACCAGTGAAGCAGGAGCGCTTATTCCACATCTTTGCGTAACAGAATTTATTCTTTCGAAAGGAAAATCGGGGTTCGATGTGTTTTGATATGCTTCAGCCGATTTTCTTCCAAGCATCCAAAGCTCATTTCCGTCAGAAATGGCTCCTAGCACATCATCAGGCAAACTCTCGGAACTGGAATAATCAAGGGCATCCCATGAAGAAAAATCATTTAACGCGGACAACCAAAACCTGTCCGTATCTTTTTCTACAACAATACCATAACCATCCTGATAAGCCAGATGATACGGCGTTATAAAATCGGTATCTGTAATTTCCGTAACGGTTGTTCCTGATATGTAATATCCAGTTTCTCCTGAGACATCAACAATCATTAATTCTCCGTCCGAGTTTTCAACCATATAAATTTGTCCTGTTGATGTTCCAAGAGTTCCCGTACAGGTTGTTGAGTTTTTGCTTGAATCAAGCCTGTATACCGTGTTACCAATTACGGTCCAAAGATAATTATTACTAGAAAGCAATGCTCGAACGGGATAAGCCGTGCTGTAATCTTTCCATACCTTTAATCCAGGCGTTGGTTGAAGAGATATGACTTTGCCGCCTGTCTGATCTATTTCAGGATAGAAATTAATGCACTTCTGGGCGTTTACATTTTTTGAACGACCTTCGTACGCCCCGCCTATAAATGGAATTTCTTGAATCATCTTCTTTTGTTCGGCACGATATATATAGAGCCGAACTCCCTATTTGAATTTTTCAACTCTTCAAATAATTCAAGTGCCTTTAATTCGAATGTAGAGGTTGGAACAATACCGAATTTAGGAGCTACAATAGTGGCTAGGTTCCAGGCAAGAGCCAACAAAGCATCTTGAGGTAAATCAGGTTCATTTGTTGTTGCGTCAAAATCTTCAATGGGAATTCGTGCGGTAAATTTAAGATATTCCTGCACATCATCGCAGTTTTGCCAAACAAACATCTTGGCATTGTCTCTTTGCAAATCAAAATAGACAGTGTTTATTGTTCCCCTGGTTGTCTTATCAGAAAGCATGTTATATTCGTTTCGTGTCGCTAGATCAATAGGTCTATCGGTTCCATCAGATAAACAAACCCTTGTATCAGAGATTTCCAATGGTCGTTGAAGTTTGTCTTCATAAATATATACATGATTATCGACTGCAACATCATCGGTTAAAGAATCGACAAGGGTGAGTGTTGTCGATAAGGCTGCACCTATCCATGTCCATTGAAGGGTGCCATCATCGAGTTCTATCCCGACATGATTTCCGACACATCCAATCTCGATATTTCCTGTGCCTGCACCGGATATAGTTATGCTAGATATCTTTCGATATGTTTCTGTTGAATAGACTGTTGTGGTGTTTGGTCCCGTAATGGTTTCTGAAACAGATTCCCCGAAATTGTCTGTACCTGTTACAGCGAATGAAACACCGGAATCGTTACCATCGGAATAAATTAAGATCTCTCTTTGGGATGGAAGTGTGGCAATAGAGTTATTAACTAGCGTTCCTGACAATGTAATAGACCCTGATGCCGCTGGAGTCGTTGAAGTTACAATTCCATCCCTATCGAATGTGTCCGTAGCATTCGTTACAGAATCAACAACCAGGGATGACGCCCCACTGGATGCTGCGGTAGCCACTTCCGTTTTAATCCAGGAATCAGTTGCATGATCCCCTGTAGGGCCAATATCATATTCGCTTTTATTATATTCTAAAAATAATGCAGCGTTTTGATTCTTCCAAAGCCCAACACCACGTCTTTGCCAATCTTTTACCATCAAATTCAAAGACCTTAGACATGACAGGGAATCATTAGAACTTATGGATTCCCCGGGTTCATAAGCTCCTATTAATTCAAGAGCTTCGGTAATAATTTGGATGGCAGTTTGATTGTAATTATAGCTTCCAGAAGTTGCCATTTACCGTTTCCTTTTTCGTTTTTTATGCGTGCCTTTTATAACTCCCTTATTTTGAGAAGCATAAAACACCTTCTCACCTTTTTTTTTGCCATATTGTTTTTTCATGCCTTTTTTTATTTTGTGTCCTTTTTTTTTCATTAT